TGTCCAAAATTCTGGGGCCGTTCTAACCATTAAAGCCGGTTTAACGCTCGGCGGTCTTTCCCGCCTGCCCACCAGGCCGCTTGGGAGTGCGGTTCTCTGGTATTACTTGCTCCCGCTGCACGACATACTGTTCGTACAGTACCGCCCGACCTACCACCTCATTGGGTGGCAGATCAGACCGATGCGCTAATTTTAAACACTCTAGCCTAATTTGTGCAATATCCATCATCCTGGATACCCAGCACGCATTAAACGCTCCATTTCCGCCCTGGCATCAGCATCGCCACCCAGGTACTTGGCTGTCCAGCCCGGATCTTGTTTTAACTGACCAATGCGTACACGGGCAGCCTCTGGTGACATGCCAAACCGGCCAGCCCCAGCGCCATCCACAAACGAATCCTCGCCCATGCCACGGCCAATCTTGGCAAAAAACTGCAGCATCTGCTTAGTTCCTAGTGCGCCTTCCATCTTTTCCAGCATGTCCTGCTCTACGCCAAACTGCCGGGCAGCGCGGCGGCCAGCCTCAATGTTCAGGTCATAATCCTTGCCCCATTCCTGGCGCAATGTCATCAACTCAGCCTCTGCGTTGACAGCGCTTTCCTCTTGCTGGCTGCTCATCATCATCTGCTGCTGGGAATTCCACCACTCAGCCAGACCTTGGGCCTGCTTTGCGTTGAGACCCAACTTGTGAAATTCGCCTGCGGCCATCTTGGCAAACTCCCCGGTGTCACCTTCCGGCACGGGCAACTTGTATTCATCCGGGCTTTTTGGCCTGCCTAGCCGGTCATAAACCTGGCCCCACTCATCGGCTGCCGCATCATCCTTTGGCAGCACCAGGCCGCGCCCAGCCTTGTCAGCGCCCAGAAATTTCTCCAGGTTAATGTACCCGGTGATTGCGTCTGACGGATCTTTCCAGCCCTTGTTTTCTACAAATCCTCTAATGTCCTCTGCGTAGCCCCCATACCATGCCTGCTGTTGACCATTGGCTTGAGCGCCTTCGCCTGCGGGCGCTGTGCCTGCAGGGTTGCCAGCGGGTGCTGACCCTGTACCTTGATCCATGTTATTCCTCGTTTTCCTCTAGGTTGATGACTGCCCGATCCTCTAAGTGGAGATGGGCCATTATTCGCAGCCAGACTTCCCGCCTGCCTTCGGCCATAGCCGTAGCAATTGGATCAACTGAACGCGAAACGGGTGACACGACCACCGTGGATGCGGTGGCCCTGCAGAATTTCTTGAGATCAGCCAGGACAATCTCACCGTCTGGGCTTAATTCGCCACTCTCAGCCAGAAACATCCGGCGGTAGGCGTACTTTCTTTTCCTTATCCGTGCCAGTAACTTTTCGATCATATGGGCAGCGGCGCAGGTACTTGACCAGACATTGCCTGGGTTTCAGCCAAGGTCTTAGCCGATTGCGACAGCACCGGCGCTGCGGCCAATAACTGCTGCGCCTGGGATTCTTCGGCCTGGGCTTCTTTCATAGCATCAATCTCTTCCTTCGTCCGCAGGATCTTGGCCGGTACGCCATTGATTTCGCTCAACTCACGGGCAATCTCTTCTGGCTTAAAGATCATCATCACAGACGGATCAATCTGGGCCAATGGTGCAACGGCCTCCAGAGTACGCAGAATCGCCACGCCCTCTTCGGCCCGCTGCGCCCGGTTTAATGGTGACACATATTCAATTTCAATCTCGCCACCCATTTCAGCCAGCGCTTCCGGCATAGCAGGCAAAATGCCAGCCCGTGCCAGAATGTCCAGTTCCCGCTCAATCATTGGGCCAAGCATCTCAGACTGCTGGCGGCCCATCGTAGGCGCAAGCAGCGCACCCTTTTCTTGGGCGCGGAGCATAGCCTCTGTTGCTGTCATGTTGGGCGCTTCTACCAGGATCTGGAACAGGGTAATCAGGAATGCGTCATTGATAACCTTGCGGCGCTGATCCATCATGTCCATGCCAATGTCAACACGCGCTCCGGTCTCAAGCGGACGCACCATCTGCTCACCGCGCTCGTTTACGCCACCATAGTTCAATGCGCCTGGCCGAGTGTTAAACGCCTGCAGCACGCCATCTTCCTGCAGCAGCAGGGGTGGATCGACAATCTTATGGGCAGCCCGCATCACGGTCTTGCTCATCTCATTGATCATCTTGATGTCCGGCAGCACGGTCATGGCTGGGCTGCGGCCATAAACCTCTTTGGGTGCTGTCACATACCGGCTCACGGCATATGGAAACGACTGATACCCACCGGCAGACAGAATCTCGCGGGTGTCGGTGCTGACATAGTAGGACGAAAACGGCATGCCCATATAGTCTTTGCGGCCAGCCATGCGATCCATGTTGGGCTTGACGCAATGGATAAACTCAAACTTCTGCTCTGGATTCTTTTCCAGGGCTGTCCGTACCTTCTCAGGCACTTTGTCATAGCCCCAGCGCTGCGCTGCTTGGCGGGCCGTAAACTCAAACTTGCGATTGACCTTATCAATCACCCCAGCATGGTTTTCTGCAAAGTAAATCTCAGACAAATGGATTGATTTGTACCGGATGCCAACGCCAACAATGTCATCGATCAGCAGCGCTCCGCTGCCAAACGCGCCCAGCGACATGTAATTCTCATGGGCCTGGCTGGCAAAGTTAGACTTTGGGCTGTACCTCACCTGAAACAATATTTCTGTCACCTCGTCCAGATATGCCTGGATCTCAGGATCATCAGACAACCCCGGCGTGGTGACTTTCAACTTATGCCAGCGCTGCGTCCTGGGTGTCAGCATGGATTCCATTGCGGCAGCAAAACGCTCCAGCGCCAGGCCAGCCGTGGCATCAAATACCTTTTCGGTGCGCTTCTCGCCTTCGGTCTTATCTGTTGCGGCAAAGTAATTCTGCCTGGGCAGCACGCGCTCCGCTATCTCGCGCCAATGCTCTTCCCATACTCCACGGGCAGACACCATCTGCTCATGTTCACGGATTATCTCGTCAGCGCGTGAATCGGCCATGATTTATCGTCCTAGTAACTGTCTTACACCAACATCCGCATTATTAGCCAACTCACCAGCCAAAATGTTAGATGCCTTTGCCCGGCGGCGGCGCACCATATCCAGGGATTCTGCAGCAGCACGGGCTGTGTCTACTTGCGGCCCTTTGGCAATGTCGGCTTCTTTTTTAAGTTCTGCGGCGGATTTCTGTGGTGCTGCTGGCGGTTCTGGAATTTTAGGAATAATACCCAAAGCGCTTCCCACCGTTGAGACAACGCTTTTAACAGCCCCGGTGACTGCTTGAAAGGCTTTTTTAAGGAAGAATTCTGGGTAGCCGGTTTCTGGATTGATTTTGTTCTTTTCGTGACCAACGGTGAATTCCTCCATGTCGATGTCATACGATTCAAACAAGGCAGCCAATACTTTCTGTGCGTCCTTGTCATCGGCAATGTTGCGTGGAATCACAATCTCGCCAACGGTTAGATGGCCCACCATGTTATCGGTGTCGCGGCCAGCCTCTTCAATTTCTTCAAGCATTTCTTCATCAGGCATCTTATTCTCCTAGTAAACGCTTTTGGCCTACATTGGTATTACCGGCTGCCTCACCCATTAAAATGTTGGCTGCGCGGCCACGGCGGCGTGTGCCTGCCATTGCGCCAGTAGCGCCAAGACCTGCAGCCTGGGCTGCTGTGGCTGCTGCTGCTTGTGCTGCCGGTGCTGTTGGTGCTGATGGCTTTGCTGGTTCTGCAGCGGCGCTGCCGCTTGCAGATGATTTGCCGGTGATTACATTGGCAACGGTTTTAGGAATTTGTGCAACTACTTTTGGTATTCCGCCCATATCAACCTCCCATCAATTTGTTATTGTCACCACGCTCGACTAATTCGCCGGTAGGTTCCTCAGAAAGTATTGTCGCTGCGCGACCTTTACGCCTTCTCAGCATTTTGTCACGCTCTTGCTGCGCCTGGCGTGCAGTATCAACTGTAGGTGGCGGTGGCGGCGGCTCTGGTGGCGGCGGCGGTGCTGGCATCTTGGGCTTTAGAAATCCCATGTTTTGCTCCTAAGAAAAAATCTCATACTCACTAACAGCCTGGCGTGGCCGAGCCTCAACCCGTCTGTTCGCCCTGCGTGCGTTCTCTAATGCATAGCGCAGCGCATCGATGACATGATTTTCTTTGTCCTCTAATTGCGGCAGCACTTCCCCTGTCATTTTATCCACCTTATAGGAATAAAGCGATAGTTCGTCAATTGTATGCTTACAGCGCGGATGCACAACTATTTCAAAAGATTTTAGCCATTCGATACCATCTTCGACTGACTTTGGCCCTTTGATGGCTGCATTGATCCTGGGAAACCCGTTCTTACGCATGTGGCTGATGGTCTCCGGCCTGGCTGAATCCGCCGTGATCGGCCACTTCTCAGCCTCCGGCACGGTCATAAATAGGTCTGGCGTGTTGACAATTTCGCAGCCAACCATGTACGCCTCATAGTCCACAAACAACTTGCGGCCCGTAATGTAACAGCGCACCAAAACTGTCGGATCGGTGGCAAACCCCCAATCAGCGCCAAAGCGCAGCACGGCATTGACATCGGTTTCAAACTCTTCAATGCGCCAATTGTGGAAAACCTTGGCCTCGCTGTTGGTCAGGTAGCCGCCCATCCAGACATGGTTAAACTTATCTGGATCGCGGCCCCGGTCATATTCCATCTCTTCTCGCAGCACATCAGGAAACCAGGGATTGTCCGAGTAATTGACTTTAACCACGGATGCATCTGGCGGTGGATTGTCACCTCGCAGCAGCATGTCAACAGGATCTGTGGCCTCGCGTGGGTTCCATGAGAACCACAACTCGCTGCCTGGCTTACGGATGGTAGGACGCAGCAGGTCAATTGAGACCTGGCTCATAGACTGAGCCTCTTCCACCCAGGCCCGGTCAAACCCTTCCAGCGACTTTATGGAATCCGCCGTGTGATTCTGCATACCCTGAAAGATGATCAGGCCAGGCCCGCGCTTGGACTTGATCATTGAATCCTGGACATCAAAGTACGCCCCGGCATTCAGATCCATGATCTTGTTTTCCAGCAGCCGCTTGACTGATTGGTTCAGGGTACGCTGGATCTCCCGAACGCAGACCGAGGATTGGGCCTGGTTCCGTATGTGTTCCTCGATCATCATCTCAGCAAAGAAATGAGACTTGCCAGACCCCCGGCCACCCCATGCGCCCTTATACCGGCTGGGACTC